ACCTCTGGCGCCTCGTATTGGCAGGTCGCGTAGGGATAAGGCACGAACTGCTCGAACAGCTCCGCTTTTGTATGCGCTGAGGCGAGCTTCGTGGAATCTGGGATAAGCACGCCGGTCCAGTGCTTGATGAGATTTACGCGCGCTCCGAGCCAGCGCGGGTATTGCTCGGATTCTTGAACGATATCGAACGCATTAGTGACAGTGATCGCGTAACGCGTGGCATTCGTCGAGTAGTTGCCGCTCGTGTCGCGCGCCTTGATCAGCGTATCCCACGCCCCCGGCGACAGCGCGGCGGTAGTAATCTGTGTGCCGCGCGTAACGCGCGTTAACGGCGTAGCATCAGCCCACGCAATGCTCGCATTCCCGTAGCGGATCTCATAGCCAGCGAGATCGAGATCGGCGATCTGGTTCCAGCGAAACACCACCACGTTAGCGTTCTGCTGCGCGGTGAAACCCGTCACATCCTCTGGTGCCTGGGTCTTGCCAACGACCGTGTGCGAGCCGGTGCTAAAGCCCGAGCGCACGCCGATCTGATTCTCGAAGCGGATGCGCACGGTATATGTATCGCCGTCGTCCACCGGATCAAGAAACGCCTGGGTGAGCGAACCGTCGAAGAACAGCGAAGGCGACCAGTCCTGCTCCGGGCTGCCCGCAGTCTTCTTGAACTGGATCTCGGCGCGCCCCCCGGCGGTAACAAATATATTGGTCGAGAGCGTCCAGCTTGCCTTGATGCGCGAATGCACGGTGCCGTCGCCCGCGATGAAAAGTTGCGCGGTGCCCGATTCCAGCGTCAACCCGCTGGGTGCGGCAACCGTAAACGGATCAGGCAGTCCTGTCGCCGGCACCGTGCGCGCGGTGGAGAGTGCATCCAGATCGTAGGCGCCCGCTTGGTATTCGCGCGCGGCGATCTCCACCTCGTCGTTGGGCAGCAGCGTCATTGCGGTGATGCGAAATGGCTTCGCGCTCCATGCCGGCGTCGTGTGCGTAATCGGCACCACATCGCCCACCTCGCATTGCATGCCTGCGATCGAGCCGCGAAAACGGGCGGCAATGCCGAAGCGCGAAGCCTTCTCTTCCAGCATCGCAATTTGCTGGGCGCGGTAGAGATTGGAAGTAAACGGCAAATCGAGTTCCGACTCCAGCAGCAACCCGTTATCCTCGGTGCGGTGCGTGCTCGAATCGTGGATTGCGAAATCGGGCTGCCAACGCCGGTCTGGATTGAAGAATTTTGCTTTCACGCGGTTGAATTTCTCGCGCTTGGAAGCGTTCTGGATCTGCCAGGCGCCGAGGATATTGTCCTCGTTGAATGTGAAGGAGAGCGCAGACTCGGCCTTGTCGATGAGCAGCTTGTACTTGCCGCCCGAGAACACCACCGCTCCGCGGCAGCTCGAGAGCAGCGCCTTGAGGTTTTCGCTGCGCCCATTGTCTGGTACCGTGAGTCCATCACAGGTATAGCGTTTCTGATTGCCCGCGGGACTTGAGACGAGCTCATCGCAGTGATTGGCCGCGGCGCTGAAGCTCGATTCATCGAGCACGCCAGTAGCTAGACCCCAGCCGTAGCGCGAGTTGGTAAGATAATCGCGAATGCAAAGGGCCGGATTATTCGAGAACTTGGTTGCGGCATCGCGCGGATCGTAAACCAGCTTGCCATTCACATCCGCCGTCACCTGCGGCAGCCCGTTCGGAAAGGCCGATTCAGAGAATTTGAGCCGCAGATAAAGGTAGGCGAACCCGCGTCCGCGGTGCGCGCTCGTCCACTTGGCGGGCAGCACCGATATGAGTCCAGGCGAAGCAGACTGGTCATCGGTGCCGACGTATTTTTCCAACGTGACGAGGCCGGAAAAGCGCGCGTCGGTGGAAGCAACTTCATCGAGATACACTGTGTTGACCGCTGAGACTTCGCCCTCGCCTAGCACGAAGACGAGATTTAAAAATTCATTGGTGGTCGTCCCATCCGATACCTCGGTAAAGATGCGCGACCCGCCCGCGCGCCGGGTGCCGTAGATCACCGGGATCGGATCGACAGTGCCAGCGGTGTTGATGAGCGCACCGCGCGCCACCGCATCAAAAGTGGCCGCGATGGGCTTCTCGGCCATCGCGCGCGAGAGCCCTGTGGCGACCAGACCACCAGCAATTGCGCCAACGATATTGGCGGTCATCATGGCCTTGGCCCCCAGATACCCGAGCGTCATCCCGGCAACCATCTCACCGACGAAAAAACCGGCAATAGCGGGCACTGCTGCTGGCATATCAGCAAGGTCTCCGGTAAACGCGGCAATCAGGTAGCGCCATCAAATCCGCCGTTTTGCACAAGCCCACGCCCAGTTCGGGCCACGCCGACAAGCTCAATCGCCCGAGACAGACGTGCCCGCAAGCAAAGCCGCGGGCGCGGGCAATGAGAATGTCGCCCGCCTCTGGCGTGCCGCGTTCCGCAAGCGCGAAAAAGCCCTGTGCACGAATCAAGCTCGGCAGATCGAAGTTCCGGCGCTGGAAACGCAGCGCCTGCGCTCGGCTGCGGTAGCACCCGCGCAAGGCCGCAGCGGTCGCGCTACCAGACAATAAATCGACGGCCTCCGCCACAATCAGCGCGCAATCGCTCTCGCCCCAGCGGAAGGGCGCGCCCTCCCAGCCACGAGCCCACGAGAGCAGCCGCTCGACCACGACGTTGCGCTCCATATCAATCGCTTACCGGAGGTTGCGTCCAGCCGCCACCATCCACATCGCCGAAGCGCGGAGCCTGAGTCGGGACTACCGTGCCACCGCCCCAAGTGATCTGGCGGTTCTGCTCGGAGACGAACTCGAAAAAATTGTCTCCAGAAAAGTGCAACTGCTGTTCCTCGTGGTTGGTGTGCCGTCCCGGGCGGCGGCCGAAATCCGAGAACCGCGAAGCAGCCTCCACGAATACCGTGCAATTGCCTGCGCCCGGGGCTGGCAGCACCGTGGGCGAGGAATCCTCATTGAAGCCCATGCGATCGACTACGCCGTCAAAGATCGGCACCGGATCCACGATCAACCCGCCAGAAGCGCTGAGAAAAGCTTGATAGATCACCGCGCGCCGGTCGAGATAATTCTGCGCGAGCGCATTTGCGATATGCACTTGGTCCACCCCGGAGAGCGAGATCCGGGCGCGTCCCTCTCGCAGCTCGAGCGACTCCTCGATCGCCTCGTAACTAAGAAAGTATCCGTTCGCAAGATACTGGTTGCCGCTGCCAGCGGGCCATTCAATCGTCCGTATACCGTCGGTCGCGCGAATGACGCCGTTGTCGAGATGCAGCTCGAATAGATGCAGTGGCTCGTTACGCGCCTTGTCCCATTCGGCGCGCACCGCAGCGGTTGCGCCACGATTAGCCATCTAGTATGCCTCCACCAGCTCGACCTCGTAGCGATAGAGGGCGAGACTTCCGCCTCTTGGCGTAATCTCCGCGCTCTGCAGGTCGGCGGCAAGCGCGCAATTGAAAACCACGTTCGGCCCGATGGTAAGTGCCGCGCCGTGCGTGGGGCCAGCCACGAGCGCCGGCTCCTGCGTAATGGTCGCCGCTCCGCCACCGCCCGAGGTTACGGTAGCGGTAACCATGTAAATCTTCGTGTGGCCCGCGTATTGCACCAAGTCCCCGGCCAGAAGCACGTTGGTAGAGGTGGGCCAGCCGGCGGTCACCACGTTACGCGAGCCAGTCTGCAGCTCTTCCGGGCTGCCGGCTTGATTGTTGACGGTCGGGCTACCGCCTCCCGCCCCGCGCAGCGGCCACACTCGCGAGAGCAACTGGTAGCTAAAAGTGTCGTATTGGCCGCGCTGAGCAATGGCGAAGGCGTAAATCGGCGCAAACTGCGCTTGTGTCATCGGCGCAAACACGAGCCGCAACGCCCAGCGCTGGGCGTTCAAGGTGCGCGATTGGCGCCGCAGCGAGTGCCCGAGCGAGACCAGCGCGGGTTGCAGGCTGCGCAGTTCAACGCGCGCCGGGGCGGGCGAAGCGGGGAAAGTGCCGCTCATGCTAGCCCAAGGCGGTGCTACTCAGCCGCTTGTTGAACTCGCGGCGCACGATCTCCGCGATCGTCGGCGCATTGGCCGCAATCCAGTTTGATCCGAGCCTTGGATCTGGCATCGCCGCCGTGATGTTCAGGACCACTTGCACCGACTGGCCGCCCGCTTGCGGCATGATTTCGCCGAAGCTCTGCGGCACGAAAAGCTCGGGGCCGCGCTCGCCCACGAGATACGGGCGGCCGGCGGCCACCGGGCCGCCGCCCTGGCGCTTGAAAAATCCCTTCATGAGATCGACCGCGAAGCCGGAGACTGCCCCCGCCAAGGGCTCGGTCACAGCCCTGCGGAAAAAGATGCGCGCCACATCCGCCGCCAATCCCTTGAGCACATCGGAGAGCTTCTTGCCGGCGAGCACCGCGTCCTCGAAGGCGGAAGTAAAGGTCATGCCGAGTTCCCGCGCCGCCTCTTTTGCGCGCTGCGCCTCTTCGTCGGCGATGCGCGCGAGTGCCAGATTGAGCTCATCGGCCTGCCGGAAAACCTCCTCGGCATGCGCCACCCACCCGGCGACGTCGAGCTGGCGCATCTTCTCGACGTGCGCCCAGTATTCGTCCCAGATTTTTGCCATCGCAAGATTGAGCCGATCCGCTTCTTCAAATACCGCTTCGGCATGCGCTATCCAGCCCCTCAGATCCTCTTCGCGCAGCCGCTTACTGCGGGCCTCGGCTTCCTTCGCGTCCTTTTCGGCCAAACCCGAAAGGATGCGACCGAGCCGCGCCGTATCGGGCACGCCTTGCGCAACGCCGCCCGCACCCATCAACGGTTCGCCCGAGGGTCCGCGAATGGACTTTACCGTGCTCTTGCGCGTCAGCAATTCCATTTTACGGAAATAATTTTCAACCGCCTGATCCATGCCCGGCAGCAGCGCGCCAGCCGTCGCGGCAATGATCTTATTGAATTCGATGAAGATCGTTTTCCATCTCTCGGTCGCGTTGGTGGCGTTGTTGATGTTGGTGGTGATGGTGATCAGCGCCGGCAATACGCTACTTCCGATATCCACCGCGAACTTGCCAGAGATCGCGCGCATGGTGGTCAGGTTATCGTTGAACTGCGCAGCTTGGCGCGCGAACTCTGGACCGATGACCAATCCCGCGCGGCGGGCCGTCTCCGTACCCTCACGCGCCGAGTTGATAAACGGAATCCACTGATCGCCAGCCTTGCCAAGCGCTTCGCGCACCAACGAGATCTTGGTAGCGCCATCCGGCAGTCGCGCCACTGCCTCTAGGAATTGGTTAAGCGCCGCCTCCGGTCCGGCGCGCACATCCACCCCGAGCGCCTTGAAGGCCATGCCCATTTTGCTGCTGCCGTCCTGGGCCTCCACCAAGCTCTTGTTGAAGTTGGACATGCCGCTCGCAAAGTCATCGAGCGTCACGCCCGCCAAGCGTGCGGCGAATTGCAACTCGGAGAGTCGCGCAACCGAAACCCCGGTGCGCTGGGCAACCTTGTCGAGCGCGTCGCCGGCATCGATTGCGGATTTCACGAGGGCAACGAAGCCGCCAACAGTAACGGCACCGACCAGCGCGTTGCGCAGTCCGCCCAAGGCCGAGCGCATGCCGTTGATGTTTTTCTCGAAGAGATGCGCCGCACGTCCGATGTCGGCCGTGAATTTCGCGGTGTCAGCTTGCAGTGTAAGCAGCAGGTTGCCGAGGGAGCCAGCCATATCAAGCCACCTTCAATCCGAACGGTGAAAACTGCTTGGAAAACGCCTTTTCGATTTCGGTGCGCATCACATCAGCCGCCGCTTGCGCCGCCGCGCCGCGCTGTGTCGCCAGCGCTGGGCGAAGGAACGGACGCGCGGGCGTGCGCGAGGTGCCCAATTCCACCCACCACCACCAGCCCGGACTTGAGCCCGGATCGATCCAGCGCAGCCCCCGGCCCATTCTCATATAACCCTTGCTTGAGACCCGCACGACCACTGTTGGCCGCCCGCCAGCGACCGCGCTATCGTGCGGGATGCCGTAGGCGACGATCCTCGATCGCAGCAGTGCCTCTGGCGAGCGCGTGCGCTCGAGGATTTTGCGGCCCTTTCGCACCCTCATGCGCTTACCCACGCGCAGGAACTTCGGGATAAACTCGCTAGGCACCTCCACCACCCGCCGGCGCGCATCATCGCGCACCAGCTTCGCCCCCGCGAGCATGCCACGATAGACAATACCGCCGGTACGCACTCCGAACACGAGACGCAACTGCCGCAGCCGGCGCTCGATCTCGGCCATGCCCTGCACGTTCCAATCGATGGTAAAAGGAACGCTGCTCATTGCTTCCTTTGCGCTTTTTTCACAGCTTTATTCCCGGGCGCTGCCGCCGCGAGATCGCGCGAGAAGCGCTCGAACAACGCTTCCGGCTCTTCTGGCGCACGCTCGTAATAAGGCATGAACTCATACGGCGCGTATGGGCGCGGTCGCTTCCGGCTATCGCGATTCGCGTTGGCAAGCGTGGAAGCGATGATGCCGGCGCGCAAATCATCGCGCCCCTCGCCCCACGGATCGATCGCGTAGAGCGCCGCCCAAGTCCCCAGCACCGAGGGCCGCAGTCTG